CCAATCACACCATCAGGTGCTCAAGCTGTAATGGAGTGGACAAGATTACACCACGAATCAGTAACAGGTAGAGATGGCTACTCTGATTTCTATAAAAAAGACTTAACTGTTGATGTATTAGGTCCAGTAGGAGACGTAGTTTCAGAATGGATCTTTAAAGGAGCATTTATTAAAGATGCTTCGTTTGCTGATATGAATTGGGATGATGATGGTACAGCTCAAAACATTGATCTAACAATAGGAATGGATTACTGCGTATTAAATTTCTAATAAAGAAATTAAACATTTTAAAGAATAGCTTGGCTTCGGTCAAGCTTTTTTTTATGTTTAATATGTATACACAACATAAAGTTATAACTAAATAAAAGATATGAGTGAATCAAAATTAAAACTCCCAACAGAAATTGTAGAACTACCTTCAAAAGGATTAATATATCCTAAGGATCATCCTCTTCGTAGTGGAAAAGTAGAAATGAAATATATGACTGCTAGAGAAGAAGATATTTTAACTAACCAAAATTATATTGAAAAAGGAATAGTTTTAGATAAATTATTAGAATCTCTTACTATGAATAAATTTGATATACAAGATGCACATACTGGTGATAAAAATGCTATTTTTGTAGCAGCAAGAGTATTAGGATATGGATCTGACTATAAATTTATATATGATGGAAAAGAAATTGAAATAGATTTATCAAAAATTGATAATAAACCTTTTGATGTAGAATTAACAGATGAAGGATATAGCACATTTGAGATGCCTACAAATGGTACTAAAGTAGAATTTAAATATTTAACAGAAAAAGAAATTGCAGCAGTTGATAAAGAAGTTAAAGGAATATCTAAATTAAGTAAAGGAGCAGCTCCTGAAATTACAACAAAATTAAAACATCAAATAGTATCAGTAAATGGAGATACTAATAAAAATGAAATTCGTAATTATGTTGATAATTTTTTATTAGCTCGTGACTCTAGAGCATTTAGAAACCATGTACTATCAACAAACCCAGACGTTGATTTAACATATGTTACAGATGATGGGAAAGAAATACAAATCCCAATTACAGTAAATTTTTTCTGGCCCGATCTTTAGAAGGCATGCTCAAGTATCGGGTGAATTTATTTCATGAAATACATGAAATAGTTTTTCATGGTAGAGGTGGCTATGATTGGCACACAGTATATAGTATGCCTATTTGGTTGCGTAAAGTAACTTTTCAAAAAATGAAAGAATGGTTTGATAAAGAACGAGAAGCAGCTAAACCAAAAAAGGGAAATAAAATTGATATGGTTAATCCTGATAAATCAAAATTACCGGATAAAAGAACTATTTCTCCACCTAGTTATATTACGAAAGCATCTAAAAAATAGGTGCTTTTGATATTTATAATAAAATTATTACTTAATGGCTGCTAACCAAAGAGACATAAGAAACCAAAAAGAACTTAATAAAGAAATAGCTAATGAAAGATCTTTAGAACAAGATATTCTTGAGTTATTGAGAGATAGAAGGGGGATTAGTAGTCAAACACTATCAGATCAACAAGATATTTCTAATGTTATTAGAGACCAAACGGCTCAACTAAAATTCCAAAACGAAGAAAGAAGACTTTTAAGAGAGATAACTAAGGGTATAAATAAAATAGCCACTGAAGCTTATTCTATTAGTAAACAAGAATTAGGTACTACTAAAACTAATCTTAATTTAACTAAACAACAAGAAGCTTTAGATAAAAGTTTACTTGTATTAGAACAGCAACGTGAAAAATTTGCAAGAAGTGGTGCAGTATTAAATTCCGATATAGCTATTTCTATTGCTGAACAGCAAGTAGAAGCTAAAAAATTAAAAGCAGAATTAAAAAAAGTAGCTGAAGACTCAGAAAAAATAGCTGGATCATTTGGTAAACAATCATTTTCAGGTTTAGCTGATATAGCAAACGCTATTCCTGGATTAAAAAAGTTTGCTAGTCCTTTTAATGAAGCAGCAGAAGCAGCAAGAGCACAAGCCCAAGAAAATGTTGATTTACATGGTAGTACAAAAGCAATAACTAAAGCCCAAGCTGCAAGTAACCAACAAACTAACTTTGGAATTGATATGTATAAAGACCTCCGAAAAGGAGGGATGAATATGAAAGATGCTTTAGATAAAGCAGGAGTATCAGCAAAACAAGTTAAAGTAGGTAAACTTCCAACTAAAGCTACATTAAGTCCTCTTAATGCAGGATTTAAAGCACTTGGTCCTATAATTAAAAAAGCATTAGGTCCTATATCATTAATAATAGCAGCTATTGATGTAATTAAATTCTTCTTTAAAGCTATGGTAGCTGGATCTAAGGCTACAGCTGATATGAGTAGAAATATGCTTATATCTAGAGAGGCAGCTAGAGAATTATATAAAACATCTCTCCCAGCAGCTGTAGGTCAATTCAATGAAATGTCAGTAGCTGCAGACGGTGTTAGTATAACATTAGCTTCTTTTGAAAAAGCATTAGCTTCTATAAATAATGAATTAGGACTACAATTAAATTTAACTGAAGATTTTGGTAGAGAAACAGCTATGAATGTAGGTGAAGTAGCTAAAATGACTGAAAACTTTGGTTTTAGTGCTAAAGCTTCTAAAGAACTATTTTTTGAAGCTACTAAAACAGGCAAACCATTAGAACAAATAAATAGAGAACTTTTTGGAGCAGTTGGTTCTTTAGCATCAGCAAATGGTATAGTCCCAGATTTTGCAAAATTATTAGATAAAGCAGCTAATATTGGTGGTAATTTAAAAGCTAATTTTGGGGGTAGTGTTTCAGAAGTAGCTAAAGCAGTATATCAAAGTAAATTACTTGGTTTAGAATTATCTGATATGGAAGGTATATCTAGTAATTTATTAGATTTCCAATCTTCTATAGAAAATGAAATGAAAGCAGAATTGCTTTTAGGTAGAAATCTTAATTTAGAAAAAGCAAGAGAAGCAGCTTTAATGGGTGATACTGAAACCCTAATGAAACAAATTAATAAACAAGTTGGGTCTCAGAAAGATTTCTTAAAAATGAATATTATCCAAAGACAAGCTTTAGCTGAAGCTGTTGGAATGGAAGTTAATCAACTTGCTGATATGTTTGATAAGCAAGCTAAGATGGATGCTCTAAAAAAGAAAAATCTAGAAACTGTTAATAAGTTAAAAGCAGCTGGTCTTAATATTGATGATAAAAATTTCGATATTCAAACAGCTTCTCTACAAGAAATCAGAGTAGCAGCCGAAGCAGCTGGTAAATCCGAAGCTCAATTACGAGAAATTTTAGGTGACCAAATTTACTTAAGAAAACAAGAAGAAGATGCTACTCAGAAATTTAATAAAGCATTACAACAAGCTAAAGATGTTTTTGTTAGATTAGTTGATGGTGGAATTTTAGATAAATTCGCTAATGCTCTAGCAGGTCTTACTGAAAGTGCATTATTTTCAGGATTTATAGCTGAAGGAGAAGCTCAAGATTTAGTTAGTAGTGCCACAACAGATGAACAAAGAAGAATAGCAGAAGAAGCGCTTGAAGCTCAAAGTCAAGCAACTGGAACGGATGATGTTGTGGATACAGTAGGGGGTGTAACAAGTGGTGCAATTATTGGAGCTGGTATAGGTAGTTTTGTTCCTGGTGTTGGTACAGCTATTGGAGCTGGTGTTGGTGCTATTATTGGGGGTGTAGCTTCTATGGTTAAAAACTATACTGATCAGACAGATGCAGATGAAGCATTAGAGCTTGCAAGACAGAGTCAGGCAGACACAGCAACTGATTTTATTCTTAGACCAGGACAAAGACCCCTTAAATTTAATAGAGATGATGTTGTTGTAGGTGGAACTAATTTAGGTGGTAATAATCAAAAAGTAGAAGCTTTACTAACTAGTATATTAGCAGCTGTAGAAAGTGGAGGGGATGTGTTTATGGATGGAAATAAGGTAGGAAAGTCATTAGCATTGTCAACTTCCAGAATGGGTTAATATTTATAATAAATTAATTAAAATAATAAAATTATGGCAGAATCAATTAAAAATAAGTTTGACACAAATGGTTCACCTTTAGCAGTACCAATATCACCTGCTGATGGTGTAACTCCAGAGGATGTTAGTATACAAGGTATTTCAAAGTTACATAATCAGTATTCAAATATTGGTGACCCAACTTTAACTGAACCAGCTTATAAAAATATAGGTGCAGCAGTTACAGGTTACTCATTACCTTCAACATCACAATTAGGTCAAATGGCAAATACAACACAAGGAGAGACTAATAGATATATAAATAACGCTCCGGAGAATAGATCATTTTAAATAAAGCTAAATGCCTTTAATAACCTCTACTACAAACTTAAATAAATTAAAGTTTGGGGTCGGTAATGCTGGTGATAGGTTTGATAATGGAAGTAGCAATCAGCCCTATATCAGAAAAGATATCCCAGGCGTTGATGTGGATAATCCTAATCCAACACCTATTACTCAATTAGATAGTAGTGGAAATCCTATATATGGTAATGTAGAACCAGGAGGTTTAGATATATTATTTAGAGGCGGTCTTAATGCTCCTAGAGATGCAGCTACAGATGTAAGTAGATTATCTCAAATGTTATTTGATACTAAATCCCCTAATGGCTTAATATTTACAGCTAATCAAAATCTTTTATCGCGTACATCAGTACAAACCGAAGCTACATTTGGTGCAGCTTATGGTAGAAATGTAAAACCTGATTTTATAAAAGGTACAGGTGGTGGAGCTCTACCAGGTGGTATTTACTTACCTTCAAGTACATTAGCTCAAGCTGGTGTTGGATTTACAGGTACACATTTAAATTTAATGGGATTAGATCCCACTTCACCTAATGGTATAACAGGTCAAACTGGAGGTATATCTAGTTTATTTGGAGATGGTCCTGGAGGAGGATTAAGAACCTATGAGTCTGTAATGGCTGAAAATAATCAAATGACTGTAGGTAAATTAAATGCTAATCCCTACATTACAAATAATAGACTAATTAGAATATACGACCAAAAACAAAGAAGGAACAATACAGATACAGAAGTTATTAAATATCAAGGAGGTCCAGGTTCTGTTTTAGGTATAGGGGATACTAAAATTAGATTTGCAAAAGCAAATTTTGGGGGAACATTAAGAACAGGACGTAATAATTCTTTAGCAGTTTCATCAACAGATAGTGATTATTTTAATGGTGCTGTTTCTACATACGCACAACAATATAAATACACTACTCTTCCGAGTGGACAAATAGCATACGCAACAAATAATTTATCAGATAAAATGGGATTATCTTTTATTTACCAGATCCCAGGTGCTAATCAAAGTTTAGCTACTAACCAAAGTCAAGTATATGACATGAATATGTTAAGTGCTACTTATACTTTAGGATCCTCTTTTGGAGAGGGAAGTGGTGATGATGCGAGAGGAGTATATGCTGTTAACAGTATAACCAATAAATCTAACTCAGCTGTATATAATGCTGCTCAATTAGCTAGTGCACCAAATAATGCAGGACTTGGAAATGATTTTAGGGAAAAAGTATTAAGTACTTTAGGTGAAGGTGGTGTACCTCTAACTACAGATAATTCGGCATTTTCACCTTTTAAAAATGTATTGTCTTTATCACCTAATTATAAAACAAAAAATAGAAATAGAAGGGTAAATTATGGTGATCCTGGTTCCAATAGTCCTAAAATAAGAACTGGTGTTAATAGAGCAGCATCAGGTAGATTAAATTATGGTATTAAAGCTAGTGATATGGTGGCACTAGATAAAATTACAGCTCAAACTATGTATGTTGGCTCAGGCCCTAATAATGAAGCAGGTACTTTAGCAATTAATGATTTTTGTAAATTTAGAATAGCTGCTATAGATAATTCTCCTGATGCTGGGGGTAATGCTGTTTATATGCATTTTAGAGCATTCATAGACTCATTTAGTGATAGTTATGGTGCAACTTGGAACCCAACACAATTTTCAGGTAGAGGTGATAAATTATATAATTATAGTGGTTTTGATAGAACAATTAATCTAGCGTTTACAGTTTATGCACAATCTAAAGCTGAACTTATTCCAATGTACAAAAAATTAAATTATTTAGCATCAACAATGACTCCAGATTATAATACAGCTGGGTTTATGCGAGGAAATTTAGTACGTTTAACATTAGGAGGATATTTATATGAACAACCTGGATTTATACAAGGATTTACTTATGAGGTACCTCAAGAAGCATCTTGGGAAATTGCTATTAACGAAGAAGGTAAATCAGACCCATCAGTTAAAGAACTACCATTTATGATAAAAGTAACAGGAATGACATTTATACCAATACAAGACTTCTTACCAAGAAAAATTAAACCTGAAGCGGCAAATGGAATGGATGGAGAACAAATGATTGAAGAAAGATACATATCATTATCTAATAAAGTAGGTGATTCTAATTATAAAGATGAATATATAGAACAATTAATAGAAAACGATACAGATAATAGCGAATCAGACTTAGAAAATGTTCAAGAAGAAAATAGTAGTGATATTGTTAATCAAAATGTTGATATTGATCCAGCAGCAGTTAATAATGGTAGCAATAATGTTAATATAAATAATATTTCTACAGCATCATCAGTTACAACAGATATTTCAGATGGTTCAGGTGGAGTAGGAGGTACACAAACTGTAACTAACTTTACAACAGATGATGGTAATGGGAATGTTACTACAGGTGTTCAAACACAAAGATCAATAGAAACAACTAGTAATACAGAGTTAGGACAAGGAATTTTAAATAAGTTGAATCAACGTAAAAAAGGATTAGCTGAAAGAAGAAGACTAGCTAAACTACAAGAATTACAAGGACAATAATAAATGAATAGATATCAAAACATAAAAAAATTAAGAAACGAAAATCAGTTTGTTGGTAAATTAGGAGATCAATATTATAGAACTACTTATTATCCAGAAATAGAACCACAAGAATCGGACATTTATGTTGAAACTGAATTTGGTGATAGATTAGATTCATTAGCTAATCAATTTTATGGTGATGTTACCTTATATTGGATAATTTCAATATCAAACCCGGATACTTTAGATTTTGGTTCAATTTACCCTCCTGTAGGAGCTCAATTAAGAATACCTACTAATATAAATGGAATAGTATCAAGATATAATCAATTAAATGCGTTGTAAACATGGGGAATATATTTGGAAAACCATTTAGAAGTTGGGTCACAAAACAAGTTCAGTCAAGGCAGGCATCTCTTGGATATAAAGATTATAATATTGATGATCTAAAATATCAAAATGTTAAAACTCCATGGATTAGATTAGCTAGTACAGTAGATATATCAGCTGATACAGAAGATTCTGTAGTTAAAAGCTTATTAAAAAGTGGAATAATTGATTCTAATTTTACTGGAGATATAGCAGCTAAAAATTTTATACTACAAGGGGGAGCAGTAGCGATTGGAGAAAATAATGAATTAATTACAAGTCAGGGTCTAAATTATCAAAATCAATATTATAATGGTGCTTATGGGTGGGGAGGATTAGATGATAGAGGTTTTGTTCCCTTACCTGGAATTATAGATGCCGATCTTTTATATAAATCTGATGGAGCTTTTGCTCAAGCTACTATAAATATGAAATGTTTTAGTAGAACTCAATTAGCTTTAATGGATGTCTTATATATGAGACCAGGTTTTAATTTATTATTAGAATTTGGATGGAGTACATATTTAGATAATGATGGTAATTTAAGAACTTATGACACTTTTATAACAAATGCCCTAGATTTTACTTTAAATAAAACAGGAATAACTGCTGAAGATTTTGAAAATAAAGATGGTTCAAGACAAAGTAATATATTAGGTTTAATTGAGAAAGAAAGAGTAGATAGAGATGGTAATTATGAAGGTATATTTGGAACTATAACTAATTTTAATTGGACTTTTAATCCTCAAGATGGAAGCTATAGTTGTCAAACACAATTAGTAGGACATGGTAATGTAATAGAATCTTTAAGAGTAAACTTAAGTCAGCCAGCTGAAGACGGGAAATCTGAAGAAGAAGATGCTACAGATCCTTTACAAGCAAATATTAAAAATAATGCATTAACAAACTATTTAACTTTAATTTATGAGGATTTTTTAAATGCACAAGATACTACTCTAACTACTAATAATAATGCAGCCCTAGGTATAAATGATCCAATTTCTTTTGGGATGCAAGACTATAAAATATCAGGTTTTAAAAGTGTAGACAAAGAAGGAGCACAAGACTTAACAATTAAAAATGGGGTTGTAGGATTTACGGGAATGCAAACTGATTCTGAAAATTTAAATCCAATTCAATTATATATAAAATTCTCAGTACTATTAGCTATTTTACAAAAATATTTTTTAATATATGATGATGACAAAAATCCATATTTTTTCTTTGATTTTAATTTTTTTGATTTAGAAAATGATGCAAACTATTTAGTAAATATTCCAGGACAATTTTCATCAAATCCCCTTATGTGTTTTACTGTGTATGAAAATCATAATCTTAAAGACGCCGGTTTTGACCTACCAGGTACTACTTTAAATAAAATATTTAAAAAAGCTGCTCCTAATTATTTATCAGATCAGGGACATATGGCTAAAATGTCAGAAATTTTTATTAACATACAATTTATAGATACAATACTATATGATAGAGGTTTAGCAGATGCTAAAACAGGAAATATAACTATGTTAAAATTTCTTGAAGCTATATTAAATGGAATTAATTCTTCAAGAGGAGGTATTAATAATTTTAGAGTTACATCAGAATTATCAAATAATACAATAATCATTACAGACGAAACTCCTGCAAGATGGAAAACAGATAACCCCCCAAATTCTGAAGATACAGAATTATGTATATTTAATACTTTTGGAGTAAAAAATAAACAAGAAGGAAGTATTGTTAAAACTTTAGATATTCAATCTCAAATAGACCAAGATATGATGACTGTTATTGCGGCCAGTACTGGTAATCGTTCAAATGGTTTTAATGCAAACGGGACAGGATTAGCTAAATGGAATCAAGGTTTAAAAGATAGAATATTTCCAAATCCTGGAGATTCAACAGATAAAGAAACTAAATCAGAAGATAAATTAAAAAAATTATGGGTTGATACCATGGAAAAAGAAGGTGAGTTTAATGGTATATTTGTAAGTGTATTAGATGGTTTAAAATGGTTTGAACAAAATATAAATACATTAGAATCCTCAAATCAATCCTTTCAAGAATTATTACTTGGAAGAATGGTAGAAAATGAAGAAGTAAATTCTCCATATTTTTTACCTTTTAGTTTTAATATGGACATTGAAGGAGTATCAGGTATTAGATTATATGAACATTTTGATTTAGATGCTAATGTGTTACCTCATACTTATGATTCAGATACTCTTGAATTACAAGTAAAATCATGTGATCATACTATAGATCTAAATACATGGACAACAAAAGTTTCAGCCATACCAAAACCAACACTACCACCAGATGCACCTTTTACAGAAGCTAATCCTTTAGCCCCAGATAAAAAACCAGCATATGATCCTAATGCAGGAGCTACAGGTGGCTTAGAACCACCACCAGGACAAATACCACCAGATGATGAATTATTAAGATTAAGAGTAACTAGAATTATGGATGATGGTACTCAAACTCTAGGAATAATGGATGTTTTAGCTGAAGATGAATCAACAGTTTTATACTCTTTAGCCACATCAGAATTACCTTGGAAAGATAACCAAAATAGAATTAGTTCTATACCTACAGATAAGTATAGAGTTAAATCTTATAAAAATACAAAACATGGACAATGTTTTTATGTAATAGGTAATGAAGCTGGTAATTATGCTTATGGTAAATTGTTTGGAAATGGATATATTAGAACAGAAGTTTTAATTCATTTTGCTCCCAAAGCTCCAGAATGGTTAATGGGTTGTATCTCTCCAGGTCCTTATGTTAATATTAATACAAACCAAACAGGTAAACAAAAAGGAACAGGAAAAAAATACTTAAACCCTTCAAAACAACAATCAATAGATTCTATGGCTAAATTAGTTGGAAGTTTATATAGTGTAGGATCCTTTAGAATGGAGATTGTTAATAAAGGAGGAGTAGCTAATGGTTCATTGCCTAATTCATTTAATTCACAAGTTCAACAAGAATTTAAAAATAAAAATTTATTCCCACCAAATTAATATATGACTTACGTACCTAAAAATAGAATAAGAACAAACTTATACACTTCTGGTGATAAATTTGAAGTAAAAGCAGATGGAACTAATTATGTTGGGTTTTATCATAGTCTTTGGAATGGAAAATTCTTTACAGGTAAAAATCAAAATGATAAACCAAATAATGAGTTAGTTAAGTCAAATAATAAAATGAATCAAGTTTGGGATTATGAATTTCAAGATGTTGCTTATATGCAATATTCTGAAAATTATGATGGACCTATGTATAATGATGTAGTTTCAAATTTTGAAGATGTTACAAATTATAATGTACTTACTAAAACAGATGTATCCGTAACAAGATTATTCCCTCAACAATTTTATCCTACCCCAACAGAAGAAGATTATAAATTAGGATCATTTACAAGATATTTTGCAGTTAAAGTTAATGAATTGCAATATATAGAAGTCGATGCTAAAACATATAAACAATTAAAAAGTGAGTCAAATAATATAGTTTGGGAATTATATACATGTTTTAAATTACAATGGACTATTAGTGGGGTAGAAAGTAATGTATTTGATACTAATAGGGATCAAGTATTAATAGAAGGTAAAAAAATTAAAAGAGTAGGTTTTCCTGAGTTTTTAAGAAATGATTATTTAAAATTCTACAGATCTGAAAATATAAATAACCAATATACAAATGGAGATGATTATACTTTACCTAATGGATTAAATTACCAAGGTTTATATCATATAATGCCTAATGGACAAGCAATGACAGGAAGGTTTCATGGTGAAGCAGAAGATATTCCTTTAACACGTGTTACAAGCTAATTTGGATTATACATAAAATTCTCGTATATTAGGCCAAAATAAAAGTTATGTTTTGGTTAGTTGAAGACGATAAACAATTAGAGTTATTTAAAAAATTTGCTAAAGGTGAGGCATTCGTTGAAATAATTCCTAATAATCATTTTGAACATCCTGTAAATAATGGAGTATGTGCTGTTTACATTCGTCCGTTAAATAGCGATAAGGGATTTATATTAACGAATAACCATAGTGAAACATTAAATGTAGGTATAGACGCTATAAAATGTGTATTAAACGCATTAGATAAGATATATGTGCGAGATAAGAAGGAATTTTTACATTATTTTGTACTTCAAAATCTTTTTGACATAACATTAACTTTACCTACGTATATACCAGATAGAACAACAAGCCATCAATACTTTTACTACAAATATCCTAGTAAAAAAGATGTTAATAGAATAGTACCTATTGTTAAACATTATGAGTATTGTGAGAACATATTTAACGACTTAAAAAATAGAATAAATGAGCCAATCAACAACTTTTACAATGAGAGAGCCACAGTGGTATTCAACGCCGTGGAAAGAAGTGGAATACGAATTGATAGAGACAGATTTAAATCGTACTTTTACGATGAAAGTAGTGAATACGTATACACGCAATATAACTTCAAAACATTAACAACTAGACCCGCAAATAAATTTGATGGAATTAATTACGCAGCACTTAACAAAGATAATGGATGTAGGACGAGTTTCATTCCACGTAATGATAGATTTGTTGAGCTTGATATTAGTGCTTATCATCCTACTCTTCTTGGGTTGTTGGTGGGTTATGATTTTGGTGAAGAAGACATCCACAAGGCGTTTGCAAAAATGTATGGTGTGGATTACCAAAAATCTAAAGAATTAACATTTAAACAACTATACGGAGGAGTATTTGAACAGTTTAAAGATCTGGAATTTTTTCAAAGGGTTCAAATATATGTGGATGATTTGTGGCAAAGATTTAATAAAGACGGCTACATTGAGTGTCCTATTTCAAAACATTTATATAGAAGAGATAAATTAGAAGACATGAAACCTCAAAAACTTTTAAATTATGTTCTACAAAACTTGGAGACCTCAATGAATGTTCGTATATTATGGGACATATTTAAATCATTAAAAAACCGAAAAACTAAGCTGGTCTTATATACTTATGATTCGTTTTTGTTTGATTTTGATGAGGGTGAAGTTGGTTTGATTGAAGAAATTAAACAAATAGTAAAAAATTATAAATTACAAATAAAAGAAAGTTATGGAAGCAACTACGATTTTAGATAAGC